ATGCTTCGCAGTAACCAAGTTCGCCAGCTTCGTTGATTGAATCAAACTCATCTGCGTTATCTGTCAAACCGCTTTCAATGCAAGAGAGCATCTCTGGAGTTTGAATAAAGACAGCACAGTTGCCACAGCGTTGTTTCTTTGCAGTTTCTACATCAACGCCCCACTCAGCGCCTAGTGCAGTCCAATACTCTTCGTTTGGTTCTGCAGGGTTAAGTGGTCCATACATTGCACTATCAATTGCCTTCTTGCGGTTGTCAAGATTAAGTGCAATATCCTGTGTTGCTGGAGGGCAAGTCTCTTCAGCCATTTACTGCTGAACCTCCTCGGTTGCAGGTGCTGGTTCTTCGGTAGGTGTTGCTGCTGGAGCTTCTCCAATTGCACCATCAAGAAGGTTTTGTAGTTCTGGAGACATTGGAGCAACAGAAGACTCTTGGCTTACTGCTTGAACTGCTTCCATAACTTCAGGAGCTACTGCCTTAAGCATTGCTTCTGTGAGTTCTGGAGTAATTGCTCCACGCTCTTGTAGAAGTCGAAGTGCAACTTCTGTTGGAGTTGGTGCATCTTGGTCAGAGAATCCATGTGCACGACGCCATGTATCGCCAGAGATTGCCATGCGGTCAAAGCCAGCATCTGCATCTGCAGCACGGTCGTTTCGAGTTGAAACCGCTGATGGGTCATACCAAACAGTAAGACGGTTTACTTCAGACTCTGTGAATCCATTTGCAAGAAGATATGGACGAAGGTAAACAACAGTCAAAGAGTCACAAATCAAAAGCATCAATGGCTCGATGTGTGCTTTGTAAAGTGCTTCGTCAATTTGCAATGCGTTTGAGTACTTAACATTTGCAAGACCTGTTACAACATCCTTTGGAACATCTAGTCCCTGAAGGATGCGCTCTAGTACACGGTCTGAACGCTCAGCAAGTGCTGGGTCGAATGAACGCTCAAACTTGAACTGCTTAATCTTGTCGCCAAGTTCTGCAGGTCCACGAATGATGAGAGGAACAACGGCGCTCGCAGATTCTTCATCGCGAATCGGAGTTGTCATCGCATCGATAAGTTGCTCTTCAAATTCATCTTCTGCTTCTTCAGCAGTGAAACCTGAACCAAGACCGTCTTCTGAATCGTATGGATAGTCTGGGTCACCTTGTGCTGCAACAGAAAGTCCATCTGGAAGATAAAGTGCTCCTGCATTGAGACGAGAGCGTGCAGTTGCACGGAATGTTCTGTTGAGGAGAAGAAGTTCTGCGCAAAGATCTAGTAGACCGCGAAGTGATGAATCTGCTTCATCAGAAAAGCGTGGGTGTGAACGCCAAATGCGTCCTACGAATGCATTCTTTTGAAGTCTACTTACTCCAAATGATGCACCGCCACCTTGTCCTGCACCTTGTTCACGACGACCAATAACATTGAAACCACCACGTGCATCTGTAACAACTTCATCTACAGAGCGAACATCCCAAGACTCTGGTGTTCCAGTTCCTGGACGTGCTGGCATTTGTACTAAATAGCATTCACCAGCAACAGAAAGATTTAGTGCTGCATCCTTAAGAAGACCTGCTTGTCCTCCATATGCAGAGTTAAGGCGTTCTAGTGCACGCTCTGCGGCAGATGCAAGACGCTCTTCAATAACTCGAGATTCGTTTACTGAAACTGGAGCTTGCGAAGCATCATCAATTGCTGCTGCGTAAATGCGAATGCGTGAGACAACAGATGCAACAAGATTAAATGCGTATTTAATTTCACCAATTGCGTCGTAGTATTCCCAAGCTTCTGCTTGCCATGCGCTAGAAGATGCACTTCTGCGATTTTTAAATTGTTCAAACTCGCCTTTGTCATTTACTTTAACTTGAACTGCTGCTGCAGTAAGAGAACGAGGAACGTTGTATGCAGCAGATGAGGCAGGAGTGTTAGTTGTAAAAACTGAAAGAATGCCTGATGGTGTTGGTGTTGGCGCTACAACCTGACGGGAGCGATTAGTCCGAGGACGACGAGTAGAATTAGACTTTGCCTTAGGTGCAGCCTTTACTGGCTCCTGTGGTTCATCTTTCTTGAATACAGCCACTGTCTAACCCTTCACTTTGTTACGGAGCACGAGATTATTTGTCCTCATACGCAGTCAACAGACCTGCTACGGCTGATAGTGCGAATGGCACGACAACAATAACAGTTACTGATGTAATGATAAAGCATCCGTAGAGAAGTGATGCTGTCCAAATTGACATACACCACTCACAAGTAAACAAGTACCCAAGCTTTGAGGACTCTGGAGGGTACTTCTTCCACACTCGGTTTCGGATTGATTCGGTAATAACGTCTCGCGTTATTAGTCTGGTGATGCGATAGGTTGCCAGAGCGAGGATGGCGAACTCAAACCAAGCCATTTGGGTCCTCCGTTGATGAGACGACATTGCCAAATGGGTTCCAGCTTCTTAGGCGAGAGCCACAGCCGCAGTTGGTGTCCTTCACAAAGGCAAGCATCTTGCCTGATTCTGTCTTTACGCGGTCTAGACCCTTCTCGTTAATCATCTCAACAACCTTCTCACGGAAGACCAGCTTGGGACCTTCTGGGGAGTCAACAGCAATCAGAATCGTGTCATTGACAATTGCCACCCGACACCTATCCAACTTCCTTGTCCCTTGAGGTAAATCCCCTGTGACATTGGCGAGGCTAAGATCGGAAAGAGAGCCCGGAGAAATGACTTTTACAATGGCTGGAAATACGTCTAGTTGCTTTCTCATTATTCCTCTGTGTATTCGGTAGGGATGTAGAAATTGTCCCAACCGAGAGCCTGTTTGGCTATAGTCATAGGAATAATCAAAGGGACGCTTCTATGACTTTTGGGTAGGAGAGTAAAGACATCATTGGATGAATTAACGAAGGTGGCATTCTTCCACTCTCGTCTCTTTTTTAATAGTGTAATTGGAAAAACCATAGGCAGGGTTGAATCATCGGTAGTCATAGTCTCTAAAGCTCTGACTTGCTTACCTCTGCCGTTTTTTATCTTTGGGTTGGACCAAACAACCACAGCCAACTCCTCAGGGGCGTATGAGCCTGTCTTATTCTTAAAAACGGTATTCACTTAGCAATCCTTCGAGCCATGGCTCGGTAGGAGACTCCAGCGGCCTCTGCCAACGCTTGGGTAGGTACACCCAAGGTGTAGAGGGTCTTCACCATCGTAGTCAACTGCTGATTGGCTACAGCTACTGGGTGGTTATCTGGGGTCCTTGCTCTATAACGCTTTGCTTGGTCAGAAAGCTCTCGTAGTTGGTCTTTTACATTGGGAGGGACGCCCGGAGAAATGGTCCTCAAACGGGGCGCTGTCTTTACAGGGGTAGAGACAGTGAAGGAGCGGGGTGGTGGAGAAGGCACTGGTCTGTGCTGCTCAACAATCTCAGCACGACGTACCCAGAAGTGGATGGTTGTCTTTGGCTTGGCAGGTTCCAAAGAAGAGCCAAGAGCTTGTAGAGACCAACCTGCTTCCCACAAAGCGCGAAGGCGCGACTCAGCGGAAGCTTTATCTAAGGAATTGATAAAAGCCACTTCATCTGCTGAGAGGTGAGGGATTTTCATTTCTATAGTGTACAGGATTTTAGAGGTGCCGTACGGAGCCAATACATTGTACGGCAGCAGCGATTTTATGAACCTTAACGTTTTTTACTTTTGGCCTGTCAGACGGCTCTGCTATTATTTGGCCTTTCGCCAAATCGTTCCGGGCTTTTTTTGCTGGCCCTGGCTTTTTTCTTTTCAAAAACTTTTTCTTGTTCTCTGGTTAATGCCTATGTGCTTTTTATTTTTTTCTTGAGGCAGGGGGGTAGGTGTAGGAAAGGCAAGGCAATGTTCGTGCATCTTTTTTCTTTTGCCTCTGGTCTAGGGGGCTAAACAATGTTGAGATGTTAGGTCAAGGCTTGCTTTTACTTGTTGTCAGGCTTGCTCTTGCTTGTCTAGGTGGGCTTGACTTGTTGAGGCTAAGAAGTTGTTAGGTTGTTGATGGTCTGGGCTACTAGCAATCTTGGTTGGGCTGGCTATGTTGTTCAGTTGTTGATAGTCAGACTGGTCAGCTGGTTACTGACGAGTAGCAAATAAGTTGATGACAGGTCAAAACAACTTGTCAAAGTTTGACCTGGCAGCCAGGCTGCCTAGCACCTGGCGACTGCCTACAATCTGGGGAGTTATTGTGATGTCAGGGCTAGCACTATGGCTATGAGACTGCTAGAAACTTGTTACCAAAATGTGATGTAATAAACAGTAAATGGACTTGACATAGTGCAGGAAGGTGCTAGATTAAGCGTGTGGTGAGAGGCTCACCGCATAAACGACAAAACGAAAGAGGCACAAAATGAAGACATACGGAATTTCAATCACCGCAGGTGGAGCGCAATACAACTTCCACGTGGACACTATCAAGAAGGTGCGTGAGTTATTTACAGGCTCTCGCTACATTACAGAGTTCACCGTATACGAGCAGACACACACAGGCACCGCAATGACTTACCGCACTATGACAGATGAAGAAGTGCAGGACATTATCTGGGGAAGGGCTGCCTAATGAAGGCTCTAGTTCTAACCGCAACAGGTGAAGTCAAGGAGCTTGACGGCATTACTCTTCAGGACTTACAGTCCGCAGTAGGTGGCTGGGTTCAGGCTATTGACCTAGCAGAAGACTTGACTATGTGGCTCAACGAGGAAGGCAAACTTGTAGGGCTACCGCACAACACAACCGCACAGAAACTCTGGGACAAGACTTTCTGGGTTGGTTCAGATTTCGTCGTTGGTGATGTCGTTCTCACTGGTGGCACAGGGGAAGAGGGTGAAACCCTTCCTCTGGGCGACGACACCGCACAACGAGTCCGCAAGATACTGGTTGCCTCCTAGTATCTAGGGAAAGACCCCTCTGGCTTAGTTCACCAGGGGGGTTTTTTCGTTATCAAAATGTGATGTAATAAACACCGAATAGACTTGCAAAAGTGCAGGAAGGTGTTATTGTTCTACTTAGAGGCAAACGACGAAAGGAAAACAAATGTCAGGCTACTACCCAGAAGGTGTTACAGGAAACGAATACCAAATCGCAGGGGCTCAACACGAGTGGAGTGATGTCCGTGCAGAGGCTTGCTACAACGAAGACTGCAAAATGTTCGAGGTTGAAGATGTAGAGGCAGAGGTTGAAATCGAATTGTCACACGACACCGAATACTACGAGTGGAAGTGTCCAACTTGTGGAGCAACTAGAGACATTGAAAGAAATGTCGAATAAGGATTAAAAAGAAAAACCCCGCCCAAAGAGGCGGGGTTCTTTCTTTTACGACTATGGTAGGACTTTTACAGATGTCCCAGCGAATACTGCCTCAATCATCTCTTGGGAGTAGAGGCTATGAGTCACCGCATTGTCAGCCTTAAAATCTTCAAGGGCTTTAGCAGTTCCTGCACTAATCCAACCTTGCTTGTCATCTCCAGCAGAGACATAACCTAGTTCAACTAGGCGAGACTGAAGAAGAGCAACAGAGTTACTGTTCTTCGCATAGAGGGATTCAAAAACGATCTTCGACAAATAGACCGCAGAGCCATCGGCGATCTGAGTTGAAACAGCTTGAGGCGTAATTTTTTTACCCTTGCTCTTCTTCTCAGCTGCTGCGTCTTCTTCAACTACAGCAATCACTTCAGGCTTTACTTCTTCAACTACAGGAGTCTTAGGCTCAGCCATTACTACAGGCAGAGTCTCAGGCTCAACGGCGAGCGCAACAGGCTCAACCGCAGGAACAATAGGCTCCTCTAAGTTATACAAACGCTCTGGTTCTTGGCTCATAACTATCCTTTGGTTGGGTATTCAGCAAGGAAAGATTCAAATCTTTCACTACCCTGATTATACCCTTGGACTTTCCAAGCCGAGAAGTCAGTTCCTTTAGCACTCATGTGAAATGCAATCTCTGCATTAGTCACAGGGTCAAGCAACTCTTCGTTCTTCTTGAGTTCAAACTTCTCAAGACGAGCGTCTCCAAGTGCTCCTATCATGTTGATTTGGAACAACCCGTAAGAATTGTCTCCAGTTCGGGTATTCGAGTTATGGGCTTTAGGGCGACCATTGGACTCAGTCATCACAACAGCCCATGCTGTCTTCAAACCTTGACCTTCGAACCCAACGAGCTTGAGCAAGTTCTTCAGCTCAAGCGGCGCAAGAGGGACAGTTCTGTCTTCAAATAGTTCGAGCTGTATCTGAGTCTTCAGATTTTTTACCTCTTCAAGCTGCTTGTCACGGGACGCAGTTTGGGTAATCCGCGCTGTTGCTACTTGGAACAACCGCACTTCTTCAGCCGCGGCTACTTCAGCCGCCACTATTTGTTTCTGTTCTTCGTTCTCTGTTTCTGCATTTGCTGCCGCGCTCCACACGACTGCTCCTGCTAGCACTGCTGCTATCACACCAAACGTAGTAGTTTCGGCATGGCGAAATAAGGGCTTTCGCATTTGCTTCTCCTTTGTTAGGGGACATGGGCAGGTTGCTAGTTACTCGCAACCAATGGGCTGAGGCGCCCTTCGTTTTGTCTAAGGTGTCGTTTCATCACTAAAACCATAGCACACGTGCAGGAAGGTCTGTCAAACACAGACACGCACGCTACGCCTGAGGCAAACTGTATTCTTCGTCATACCAGCGTGAACCTAAAGTGCTTCCTTTTTTGGTCTTTTTACGCTTGTCAGACACTTCGAGCATCTCATACCAGACTCCGTGCAGAGGCTCCGCGAAATCATAGCCGCGAGTCTTCGTCACCTGAGTCTTGAAGTTGTCGTAATCCATCTGCTCGATGCGACTTGAAATCCATTGAGTCAGTTGTTCCTTTGTGAGGTAGACGCGATACTCGTAGTCACGATGCTGTAACTCCACAATTTTTACCTTGAACATCTTCACAAAACCTTCAAGGGACTTCTTATCGCGAGCGCGAACAGAAATCTTGCTTCGGTCTTCCTTTGAAACAACCGCACTAACAAACCCTGTATCAGTAAATAACCACATAATTACTCTCTTCCACTCAAGATGGCAGATGAAATTGCTACTGCACCAAATGCCATCACAAAATTTGGTGAATTTAATACCGCAGACAACACCGCACCAGCGCTTGCGAGCGCCGAGACTAATGCTGTCCAAACAATGTTCTTAGGCATTGGTGACAACCCTTCTATCAGGACGAGTTCTACCCACTAGACGCTGTGATGGGTCACGAAACTCGATACCACCTGCTCTAATGGCTTTTCTCGCTGTTCTATAAGCGACGCCGAGTTGCTTTGCTACAGCCTCAACAGCCATACCTTCCACATACATCTTCGCTGCTTCTTCAGCCAGACGCTGACTCTTCAATTTTTACTCCTCATCTCTTGGTCTTTGAATTGCTGACTTTGGGTCAAATCCCATGTCCCGCATCTTTCTTTCTAACTCTTGCCCGCCTTCTTCCCCAGAAACAGCACGACCTGACTTCCAAGTAAATGGCGTTGTATCTCCCATCGGTAAAACCCAGAGGTGATACTGATTCGCACCATCAACCAACATGGCTTCAGGTGGGAAAATCTCTATTGCTTCTCGTTGCTTGCCCGCAAGTTCGTTCTTGATGCGTTGAAAATGACGCCAATCTCGAACAGCCTTGCGTTGCTGATGTCTGATACTTAGATGAATAGGTCCATCTTCTCCTTGATGAGGTATCAACAGCGTTTTGAATACAACATAAAACCTGTTCTGCCACATTGTTTCGCCTTCGCCCAGCAAATCAGGTCTTGGATTCCCATCGACCATCGGCATCGCTTCAACGAACTCGTCCCAAATCGGCGCAGTTGTGCCAGCTTTTTTACCCTTTGCCATCACTACCCTCGCTTTCTGTTGGGAAGTGGAAGGTCTTTTACATACTGTCGGCGTGCTTCCTTAGTTGGCAACGCATCTCGTTCTGCTAGTTGCGCATCTGTCATAAAGGCAAACTTCAGTAGGAAGTCCGCAAAGTCTGTATCTGAAATCAAATCAAGGTCTTGTCCAAATCTTCCTTTACGCATTACTTGGTCTCCTTTGGAAAGTGGCACTCAATCAAATCGCCCCAGCAATAGCCATTTTCTGTCCACCACAAATTGGCAGACACCTGCCACACCGCAAAAACAACTACGGCGAGCGCCACAGAGAAGAACACATTACGGCGCACCACATACTTGCGCTCTTGCTTCCACTTAGAAGTTTCTGCTAGTCCAATGAACTCAATCGCTTTGTCGAACATTTTGTTTCCTTTCGTCATTTTGTCTTACTGGATAAGTTTATTACATCTTCCTGCATTTTGTCAAACTATCGGCGTGTCGCTTTTCTACGCAAGTTCCACACATAGAGAGCGTGAAGGATTTCCTGCACCATCTCTAGGAAGGTTAGTTCCTGTCGGCGATTACGGCGACGGCGTGGCTTTAGGCGCTTGTATGTGCCATAAACCGCACTATCAGGTAGTCCTCGCATTGTCTTTCCTTTCGTCGTTTTTTCCTTACATAGATAACTTTATACGAAAGTGCAGGAAAGTCAAGTCCAAATGCAGGAAAATAAAATAATTTTTTGTGAGAAAGACCACAGGCAAAATGTCCGATTTTTAGTGACACTTTCGAGGCTAAGGCGTATTGGTGGTTTTAACTTCCAAATAACTTTAACGACTTGGCTGATGACACTCGTCTTGCTGAACAGAAATCAACAACTGACCACCCGTGTTAGGTTCCAGGCTTGTTGCAATCTCCAGCGAGCGCCGCACAGCAGCACGCACTGAAGAAACGGAGAATTTTTTACCCTGGAGATCAGCGTGCAGCGATCCAAGAGCGTAAGCTCCGCCAGATCCAAATGCGTAAATTCCAGATGCGTCCCTTGCCCAGTCATAACCAGAGCCAATCTCATAGACCGCACCGTGCACAACGCAGAGAATTGTTGAGTCTTGATTACCCTTCTCGCCATACTGCACCTCATCAAACAAGGCTTTGAGTTCAGGTATAAATTTAGTTGAGATGAATTTATCCAGCCTATTGCCAGAGCAATTCATAGGCGGCACAGGTGGCTTAAACTGATAAGCAAGCAAGTTAATTGCCCGCATGTCACCCGCGGCCCCTAACAAGAAGGGCCCATTTTTTACTATCTTTGGATTATCTTTTGGAAGGTAGAAAATCCTGTCATCTTCAGTTACTTGGCTGTCGCAACCAACCACAGACCAATGAGGTCCTTGCACAGCCACCATCGTTGTCATCAGTAATCCCAGAGCATCTCTCTAAGTAGTTCGTCATACTCAGTTCCTAGATGAGCGTGCCTCTTTGCAGAAACATCTTCTTCCTCAATGAGTGTGTCTAAATCAAGGACAGCCGTGTAGCCCTCTTCATCAAACATAATTACAAGTTTTACTCTTCCATCATTTGTATCATCAACCAATGCGGCAACAAACTTTTGCCCATCTGAGTTGGTGTGGACTGAGGAATCAAGAATCTCTATTTCTGACATACCTCAATCGTAAACCTCTTTTAGGGGTGTGATAGGAAGGCACGCAGGGACACCTCTTCCCCGCATAGGGTGTGCAGGAAAGGGTGCGGCAGGGGGTAGCAATCCCGCCTCATCAGCTCGGCGAGCGCGGAGCTCCAGCACGAGCTGGAGTTCTAGAATAAAACAAATTTTTACCCTTGATTTGCCGCAGCTACTCCTCTACAACCCCAATTTCATTGGAAACTGACTCCAAGTCCCACCCGTAGTGACCCAACATAAATTGCTTTGCCAATCTAATGGCAAACTCGTCGTCGTCTTCTCCTTCGGCACGCAACTTCTCATCTAGGACAACTGTCGTCATCATTGAAAAGTAATCGCCAACAAACAAAACTGTCCGCGAAAGAGTTATTGAGTCAATCGTTCCCATCTCACTCATTTTTACCCTCTAACTCCTTTATTAACTCAACAACATCTCTTGTATCAACTTCGTCATCAGGGAGATAGTTCATCTGCAAGTGATTTACAAGGTCTCGAACTTTCATCTTTTTTCTTTTTCTCCCCAACCTATAACTCTGAGTAGATTTCACTTCTCCAGTTTGAGTGAAGCCAACAGAATAACTTTTCTTTACTCTTTTGTATCTATTAGAAACTCCACCCGTAGTTTTGTATCCAAGAAGCACCGCAAGTTCTGCTGCCGAAACTCCTCGCTCAATCTCCTCTACAAGAAGTCTGTCAAACTCTAAAACTTCAGGAGCATCTCTCTTCAACCCTCTTGCTTTTTCTCGTTGAAGTGGTCTTAGTTCTTGTAGTCTCGCAACTACTTTTTCATCTGCTTTTACCATTTTTACTTCTCCTGCTCTGCTAGATACTGTGCAATCTCTTCTTTTGTAGTTCCTGTTGCTTCTTGAAACCGCACCCACAGGTCGCCTGTTGTTGCATACATTTCCATCATTGCAAACAACTTATCCATTGAATAATCTTTGTGGTTCTTGTGCTTGTTAATTCTTTCTTGAAAGAAAGTTAATAACATTGCCATACCCATTGCAGATAGTTCTGCTTCTTTTTCATTTAGTTCTATTGTTGCCATTTGAGTTGTCCTCTCGTCATTTTTAGGTATACACGGAGCAACATCTTGTTTCCGACCCTCTAGAGTCTTAAGTCGTTCAGGTGACCACTGCTGAACTCCGTGTATGAAAGAATCATTTCACTTCCCTGCATTTCTGTCAAGTTTATTTTTCAGCGTGTCGCAAACTTTTTGCGAGCGCCACCACCACCACCGCACCCACCACCAAATAATCCGTGCATCATTGAAAAGTTATTTGGAAGTCCTGGTGCAGGAAATTGCTGCTGACCTGGAATTTGCTGCCGCAGCTCCCGGAATTTTTACCCCCACATCTGAGCAAAAGAAAACCCCCCGCATTTCTGCGAGGGGCTTCTCCTAATTGGGGGGTTAGGTTTTACTTAGCGACTAGCACCACATACTTGCTAAGAGTCTGTGTTGCTTCGTATGCCTCTGGGAAGGCGGTCTTTAGGGCTTCGGTGTCAATACCGCGACGCTCGCGGTGTGATACTTCAAGACGGAGAGTTCCATCTGGTAGAAGTCCCTGTGTCGCCTCACCAAGATAATTCTTGATTTGTGCCTCTAGTTCCTTCTTTTCTTTTTCCATCTTTGTGATGAGGTCACGCTTCTCAATAAACTGCTCAATCACAATCTGTGTTGCCTTGTCGAGATAAACCGCATTTGCTTTTGTCTCAACTGTGGTTGTTACTTCTACTACTGCTGGTGTTGCTACTGTCTTTGTAACTGTTGCCTTAGACATAACTAAGACTCCTTTTCTTTTCGTCATTTCTCTCGGAGACTTCCTCAGAGAGGTTCTCAGGTTTCCCTGATAGATAAAACATTACACGACCTTCCTGACATCTGTCAAGTCAAGTCAAGCACTTTTTGGTAACGATTTGGTAACAACTTTTGATGCTTGATGGGCTACTCCATCTGCACAAGTGAGTTCGCCAAAGGCATCTACCCACCCGAAGTCTTGATGAAGTTCCCAACCGCATCTGGCGCAGACGCTTCTTAGCATTTTCCGCACCCTGCGTGATGAGTGTAATCACTTTCCTTGATAGAGAAGGGCGCACCGCATCTCCAACAATGTATGTAAATAATGACGGGCTTTTTAGTCGCCATTTCTACTCCTTTCGTCGTTTGAGCCTATTGTTGCACTTTCCTGCATCTGTGTCAAACATTTCCGCTGGGCGTGTCGCCTAGTGGTGAAAACTCACCGCAACTAGGAATTGCATCTCAGGTGCAAGTTCGCAACGCTCTCTGAAGGCTTTGAGGTTCGCTGACCAAATCTCCAAGTCATAGACGCCCGTGTCCATAGTCCAAGTATCTTCCAAGAGGTTTGCAAGTTTGCGTAGTTCGTAGGTTCGGAAGTCATCTTCTGTAAAAGAATACCCTGGCCGAAACGGATCGTAATTCTCAACTGCTTTGGCGAGATCGAAATTTTTTACCCGGTCGTAGTATCTTTTCAGATCAGCTTCGCGGTAATCAAGGAACTCCTTGAACTTTAACTTGCCAATGGTCTCCGCATAAGAAACTGCTGACTTACCATCAAACTCCTCAACAAGGTCGTGGTAGTCCGACCAACTAGGAGAACCATCTCCAAGCAAACTTGATACAGAACTCGCTGCGTCTTCTGCTGTCTCTGCTTCAACCAACATCAACTGAATAACTCTTGCCATCGTCGTTTTCTCCTTGTCGTTATTTTTACCCGTTATAGGGATACGTTTTCAATCTTCAGCGCATTGTCTTTCTCTTCTTGCAACCAAGCAACCGCGCTTTGTACCGCATCGAAGATGTCGTGGCTTACCGCATCAAGATGCTCGCCATCGCAATACAAATCGAACCAACTGTTATTAACAACGTCCAAGTCACCGCTGTCGGTTGCCTCGTTGAGTTTCTCATCGGTGTCATACCCAGCCCGTATTAAATCCGAGCCATCTCTATAACGCCCGTCATTTGTTCGGTCTCTTACATCTGTGATGCCATCACAATAAACATCAACAGCAAACTCTGAAATTTTTACCTTGCAAACGAAGCTACTATCGTCGCGATAAAACATCGCGTCCCGTTTGCTTTCGTGATGAGGCAATCCCGCGCCCCACTCAATGACCGCACCTGCTTGGTCGAGATACGGTTGTAGTGTCTCTTGCATTTTTACCCCTTTCGCCGTTTTATTTTTTAGAGTGGAAGCCCCGCCGTTTTACTGACGGGGCTTCCGTTTTACCCTTACCCAGATTGGACAATGCGTTGGAAGGACGCTATCAAGGTTTCGGGTTGAAGGTGTGCCGTATTTGCTACCGCATACCCACACTTGTTAGGACTCGCTCTGCGGTCTTTCCGATTTCAACTGAAGCCGTTACAGGGTCGAGAACACCTGCCATAACTACACCTGACCTTTCATCAAGTAATCCGCGAGCGCTATGCCCTGAGTCGAAAGGAAGCCATAAGACCGCAACGCCTGACTCAGCGCAACGCCGTGTCCATTTGCGAGCATTTGATTTTTCCTCACCTGTGTATTGTCCATCAGAAACAATCACAAGTAGGCGAGCGCCACTCCCATTGAGAAGATTTAGTGAGCCATCAAGCGCTCTGAAAGCCTTGTCAAACTTCTCGGTGCTATCTGAAGCCGAATAAATACGAACCTCATCTAGGTGCTGACCTGCTTTGAGAGTTGGAAAAACATCTGAGCCGTAATAAACCATAGCGCACTTGCCCTGAACTCTGCGAGTTGCTTCAGACATAACCCACGCAGTTGTCGCCATTGGCTTCATAGCATCACCCATTGAACCTGAAATGTCTACCATCACTCCAACTGTAAGAGTTGTTTCCTCTGTCTGCTTACGAACTGTGCGACGCCACGCTTCAGTTTGTTGCACAATTCCGCGAGACTTCATAGCCGCATTTTGAACAAGAGCGCGAGAGCGTAATCTTCCGGGTGGAGTAATTGAAGTAATCTCTGTTGCATCTCTGTCACGATACTTTGCTCGCTCAAACATCTTAGAAATCGTAACTGCCGCAATTCTTTCTGCGCTAGTTGGCTTTCTACTTTCTACAAGTCGAGAACTTGTATTTCCACCTGCTTCAGTTGTGGATTTTGAAAATACTTTCTTCGCAACATCTTTGTTGTCATTTTGTTCTTTGGCTTCATCTGACTTTGCTTTTGCTTCAGCCTCAGACTCTTCTTGGTCTTGCTGGTCTGAAAGTGCAATAGCAACTCCAATAGCATTTTCTTCAGATGCTTCTTCTAAAGCCTCTGCAAGTGCCTGAGCAAAAGCCTGAGCCATCTGCTCATCTTGCTCGCCCTTCTCTTCTTTTATGTCGCGAATAATCTTTGCCCACTCTTTTGCTAGTGGATAGAGAAGAGTCTCTGCCTGAGTTGGAAAGTCAATAATAGTTTCACGGAAAGTTTTTGAAATTGCTCGCAACTTAGAAACAACTTCCTCACCTAAGAAATCTATGACTTGCTTTTCGATACCTGCAACATCTGACAAATCTAAGATGCCACCATCAACGCGAGCTAAAACCAAACCAATCGCACTCGCGCAACTTTGAGTAGTTGAAGTGCTTGCTTCCATTTCTTTCGCATCTGCAATAACAAGTTCAATCGCGCAACTGCGTAGAAAGTTTTGTGAGTCAGGTTTGTGCCAAACCCCCTGAGTTTCAATGCGACCCTCTTCAAGTAACATCAAGGCTTCAAACTCGTCTTTCGCTAAATCTTCGTGAGCCTTTGGTATGTCGAAGATAGAGAACTTTGCGTGAAAGGCTTCGTGCATAATCGCACCTGTCGCCTTAGGGAACTCAAATTGTTGCTTGCGCTCGCGCAAGTCTCCAACCATTTGTGGAGTAGTCGCGCCACCAAAAGCAACTTCAGTATTTACTTCAACTTCAGCGAGCGCTGGGTTGTAACACGCTGGTGCAATTCCACCTGCGCCTTTTCCAACATAAGCGATTATGTCTGACCTATCAGACCACTCGTTGGTGAGTTCGCCAATCGCTCGACCTACGCCAAGCCACTCTGTTGGAGTGTTCTCTGCTCTGCTGGCAGAAATCTTTATGTGTGCCATTTCGTCGTTCCTTCCATTTATGTCTTTGTCCGAGACAGGTAAATCCTATAATGAAACTTCCTTAGGTGTCAAGTAGGGAAAGTAGGGGGCGCGACACCCTGAAGCGCCCCCCACCTCTCAGCGAAAACCCGACATAGGGGTTAGATTTTCGCTGACTTGACCTCTTCCCCGTAAGCCCTTGTCAGCACATCTGCTACGACAGGTCTGTCTATTTCGGGGGCAGAAGCAAGCAAGTTCGAGATAGCGAAACTATTGCCAAAAGTTTTCGCAACATCTCGGAAAGCGATTAGTTCTCGCATCTGTGGCGACCAAGAAACTTCATTTGATGCTTGCTTCTTAGCAAGATTTTGTGAAGCAGTAACCATAGTTGTCGGCACTCCCAATTTCTTTGCGAGCGCCCAATCAGTTGTCATTTCAACTTGAATAGTAAAACGCGATAGCAACGCTTCAGACAAACGAACTCCCGGAGCATTTGGGTTAGTCGCGGCAACTACATAGA